GCCGCCAGTTACGGTGAGCGCGGTAGTGGAGGCATAATCAACCGTTAGCTTATTTGTAGACGAGTTGTAGAGAAACGCCGCCTCTGAAGCGAGCGTATCTGCCGCAGTAGTATAAAGAATGGTGTTTGAACCGCCAAAAGTTGAAAGTCCCGTGCCGCCATTTGCAACAGAAAGGTCGGCGCCAGACCATTGGGCGTTGTTTACCGATGCGCAGGTTGTCGCTCCGAGAACACTGATAGCGGTTACGAATTGATTGGTGCATGCCGCCGCCCCTGCGTATTCTGCGGTGAGTCCTCCCGAACCCGTGATGATGAGTGCAGAGGTGAGCGTTGAAAATGTCGGCGGCGTGTCAAAGGTAGAAGTGTCAGTCGTAGAGGTAGCGTGAATCTTGCCTGTAACGATTCCTCGTGAGCCAACTACAGATAATGGAGCATACGGAGAGGTTGTACCTATACCAACATAATCTCTTCCATTAAAATAAATTGAAAATGCGTCTGTTGTTGAAGCCCAACCAAGCGACGCAGAACTTCCAGAAGCATCCGTCCCGCAGGAGAACACCCCATTCGTTGACTTCACATCACAGCTTGCGGCGTTCAAAGACGACACCGTGAGCGAAGTAGAGGAAGCAATCCCGACCACTTCAAGCTGTGCGGTGGGAGCGGTGAGGCCAACCCCCACCCGTCCCTGCGAATCAATCACAAAAGCGGTCGTGGTAGCCGTAAGTGTTGAAGTAGACACTCTCAAAATGTCGGCCGTAGCGTTGGAATACCCAGCGATATAGGTTCCAAGCGTGGTGGTATTCAGTTGTTGCACGGAAAGCCGCGCAGAAGGAGTAGAGGTTCCTATGCCGACATAATCCCTCCCCGTAAAGTAAATGGAAAACGCATCAGTGGTGCTTGCCCAGCCCGTGCCGCCACCTCCGCCTCCAGTAGCGTCAGAACCATCACAAAGGTCAGCACTGCCTGTTATTGCGGCGCAAGTGGATGTAGAAGCCCAGATGGGTGCAGAGCCTTGCCATGCCAACACTTGTCCAGCCGTACCATTGCCGAAGAGATTCGTCCCGAATGTACTGGTAGCTTGGAATGTCGGTACGGCAGATGCACCTGTCCCATTCACCAAAACGGTGTTTGCATTTGCTGCCGCAAGATTGATGCTGGATGCCGCGCCCAAAGCGTTAAATCCTGTGCAGGATAAAAGACCCGTACAGGTGATTGAAGTCGTGGCGACACTTGAAAGCGCGTTAGTGCCGTTTCCATACAGAAGTTGCGAGCTAGTGAAAGTTGTTTGACCAGTACCTCCATTTAAGACGGCGAGCGTTCCTGAAATAGTTGAGAGAGTCGTAGTCGCAACCCAAGCGGGTATGCCTTCTGAAAGGGCGAGAACAAATCCATTAGTTGAAACCGCAAGCTCGGAGAATGACCCCGCACTACCTCCGTAGATAAGCTCACCTGCTCCTATCGCTCCTCCTGCGAAGTTATTGAGATCTATGGTGCCTGTCCAATCGCCTGTGGCGTTTAGTGTAAGCGCACCCGCGGTATTTTGAAGTCCTGCTCCTAAAAGCGAGGTGAACGCTCCGTTAGAACCCAGCTCAAACCAAGTATCTGCGTCTATCCCAGTCGCATTAAGCCGAGGCAGGGTGGAAGTAGAGGTTGTGGTGGCGGTGAAATAGGCGGCGACTGCTTGGCCGACTACGGAGAGTTTTGCGTATGGGGAAGTGGTGCCGATACCTACATAGTCCCTGCCTGTGAAGTAAATAGAGAAGGCGTCTGTGGTGGATGCCCAGCCGGTCCCACCTCCGCCTCCGCCTGTCGCGTCCGTCCCGCAGGTTACAATGCCATCTCCGTCGGTATCCAAATTGCAATTTGCGAGGTTGTTTATCCGCAATCCGCCGCCCGTGATTTTAAGGCCGCCTGAAATGGTAGAGGTGGCAATGGTAGAAGTGGCGAAGAAAGAAGCAAACACAGGAGTGCTTGAAGCCCGCAGAGTAGATGTTCCTACGCCACTGCCGACTATTACGCCGAAAGAGGGCGTAGAGGAAGCTATAATTTGATTCTGTTTGAATACCACCTGTGCCGAAGAAAATACAGGTATCAATAAAATCAAAAGAGTTATGAGAAATCTTTTCATTTTAAGAAGCGTAATCAACTACAAATAAATCAGTAGCGTCAGAGTTGTAAACGGTTATCGTGTTTTCGCTTCTCGTCCAGCCGTTTACGGTTTCAGCATCAAGTAATTGCCCGTTTTTAAATACTCCCAAAAGTCGGCTCCAACTGGTAGAAAGTTGCGTTAGGTCAAGCGTAATATTGTTTCCTGAAACAGTCGGAGTGAGTTTTTCACGCTTTGTCGTTTCCATACCTCCGCGAAGCGCGCCGCCGAATGAAGGTTCCAGCGAAATCATCCGCTTAATCAGTTCTTCAAGATTCTTGATATGTCCCTCGTCAAACCAGCGTTCCCTTATCGGTAATAATACCAACTTTTCCTTGATTTGAAGAGGAGTGTCGGGCTGGAGTTCCTTGATTTTCGGCACTTTAGATAGGACATTGGCAGTGATTTTTGCTTCATCAGGTAGAACAATACGGGCTAAAACAGAATTTAAAATCCTATCCTCATCGGCATCTTTGCCCGGTTTCGCCAATTCTTTTACCTGTTCCCGCACCATAGCGCCGAGTTTAATTTCCCTTTCTTTCATTTGCGAATCCATCGCTTTTTGATGTTCTTTCATTTTCTCTTTCAGTATTCTGGCAACGGCAATGGCTACTTCTTCCTCGCGCTCTTTGAGCATCTCTTCCAATTCCTTCAATTTTACTTTAAGAATCTTTGCCACGGCTTTCGCTATCAACTCGTCAATTTTGGCGAGATGTTTTTCAAAATAGTCGGTGATGAAAGCCGACATTGATTTGTCTATGTCATTACTCATTGAAAAGTTTTATTATCTTCTCCATAAGAGGAACGGATTCTGTATTTTCCTGCTCATTTCCCAGTTCTTTTTTTTCTTGCTCATTTTCCAGTTCTTGAAGCGACTGTATCATTTCTTGCGGACTCAAATCCTTCATCTCTTTTGTGATTTCCTCTTTTAGCGTTTGAGCAATCTTCTCTGTCAAAATATCCCGTATGATGTTTTTAACGGAAAAGCCGAGCAACTGTTGTATTTTTTCATTGTCCATTGTGGTTTTAACTATTTTGGACACTCACTATTCCATTCATCACAAATATACGATTTTGGCGTGTTATCTATGAACACATAATAAAATGCAGTTACAAGAAGAACACAAAAGAATATATTGTAATTTCTATTTCTTTGGTACATAGGGAATATTCAATTCTTTAATAACGCCCTTCTCTCGCAACAGTGTATTCATTGCCTTTGATTTATTCCACTCTTTTTGCGTCTCCTGAATATCAGCAATCACAGGTTGAACTTTCATACCGACATTCGCAAACATCTCCTGCATAACCGTCCTTTGTTGATTCTCCTTTTCTTTTGGTTTTGCCGCCCCTTGAAAACCTCGCTGGTCACGTTCTCCACTATCACGATAGCCACCCGGTATTTCATTCGCTACTGGCGGGGGCATATAGGTCTTGGTGAGATGCCGCATAATATCGCCAAGCCGCTTCTCCATTCTATCACTTTCTTTCCAAATCTTGTTTCCAAAAAAGTCCTGATTGCGGTTCAATTCTTTCATCAAGTTAAACACAGGATTAACACTTGCGAGTGTAACCGCTTTTTCTTCTGGAAGTCCTGTTTCTCGGCTTAATTGTTTTTGAAATATTTTACCTGATGCCAAATCACCGAAAGGCAAGATGTAAGTAAGGTCGAAATACGCTGAACGACCCTGACTATCTTTAATCGGCAACTTGATATAGAAACCGTCCCGTACCCACTGCGGTTCGCTTGCCCGTTCTCGTTCGGTTTCTTTTATGTCCGACATATTCTCCAATGAGTTCTTAATCTTGCCGAATACAGAAATGCGTTGAGGATTTTTGAGAGCCGTTTCAATGGCAATAGGCGTTGCTTTGAGAGGAAAAGTAATAAATGGGTATCCCCAAATTTCAGTACGAAGCCGTCTTACGAATGGAGTAACTTGCGCGTAATTGAAAGTCGCGCTCTCCGCCACTTTCCATGCGTCCTCGTCAGAAAGTCCTTTCTTTGTTTGGTCTATAAATGCAGTTAGTTTTGCGACACTTTCTTCGCCCTGATAAAAATCACCCAGTTTCTTTTTTAACCCGCCCCACGCATTCCCAATCTTACTTCCGAAACCCTGCAAAGCGGGGTCTTCCAATAAGTTCATAAGTTCCTGTGCCGCCATACCGCCCCGCCCTCCTCCAACCGCTTGCGCTCGCTTCCAGTATTCACCTCCATTTTTTATCTCCTTTACCGCCTCTATATACTTGTCCACTCGCCACGGCCCCAAACCAAGTTTCCACCAGTTCAGTATCATATTGCTGACAATATTCCGAGCGTGCGTTGCGGGATTAAAAAGTATTTTCATCACCTTGAACTCTCCTACCAATTTAGAACCGAACTTAAAAGAATTAGGACTGCGAATATCCTCTATGAGTTTGTAGATTGGTTCAGGCACATATTTGCCCGCAAGTCCCGCAAGGCGTAAGTCGTCAAGGTTTTGCAAGAGTCCTTCTTTCGCAAAACGCGCTTCATTGATATTCTTTTCAAGTGTACGAAAACTATCATTGATACTACGCTTATCAATTTCGGAGAGGGTCTTACTCTTTGCGAGTATCTGTTCAATCTCTCTTTGCAGTCCCACCACTTTTCCTATTCGTGCAGAAGCGGCGAGTTCGTCTTGTCTAGCAAGTAAATCGTCAAACTTTGTCTTCAAAAAATCCACCGCTTCGGTCAGTTTTTCTGGACTCGTGACGTTTTTTACTTTGGTCAAGAAAGCCCCCTGTTCCTCTGTCGGGAAGTTGTTTTTGATTATAGTAATCAAGTCCGACTGTGCGTTTCCAATCTCTTTTTTAGCAATCGCAACTCCCGCCTTGAATCCTTTATTAAAGTTCTGTATTTTTTGTCGCAAAAGCGTCAATTCCTTAATGGTAACTGTGATAGCTTTCGGCATAGCCCCTTCCATTATTCGGGTTTTCAAAGGAGCGTTAGGGTCGCGGATAATTGGCGTATCCCCTGCTTTACCAGTATCTTTCACCAAATCGCTTTCAGCTTGCCGTGCCTTTACAGCCGCATCAAACTCTGGCGTACCTTTCGCCAACTTCGTAATGTCTTTTGTCTCCGCCGCTTTGTAAGGGTTTTTAACTGTTTCAAAAAACTGTTCCATTGACTTAAATCCGTTGCGTTCAAGGTCGCCATTGATGAAGAACTTTTCAAGTTCAATACCTTCTTTTGTTTTTTGGAGTTCCTCAAAGGTCTTAAACTTCTTTACCGAGTTTGCAATAGGTTGCAGTTTTTCGGGGATAATACCGAGCTTTCGTCCCGTTTCAACTGTCTTCGTTATATCAGTCGGTTCGTTAAAAAACTTATACAACTCCTCCCCCTGCTTTCTAGCAAGTTCGCCAAACTGATTTTCAAGTCGCGTTATGTCCGCAAGTGTTGTTTTGTCTGCCTTAAAAGTAGCTTTAAGTCCGATAAGAAGCGGTTTTATTTTGTCATTTATTCCTTTCACATTTCCCAGTATCTCCGCCTGTTTTCCTGCTGTTGTAATGAGCCGACTTGTTTTCGGCAACTGCTTAAATCCTTCCTGCGCAACTTCGCTTCCGACAAGTTTAGCCGTCTTGTTAAAAAGTGTTGCATTTTCAATATCCCGTATCAGGCCTGCCGAAGTGCGAAACAAAAGATAGGCGGGATTTTCTATCTGTCCCAATTCTTTCATCTGTTCGGGAGTCAAACCCTCAACGCGGGATTTTATACCCTCCACTTTGAGTTTCTTTGAACCGAACAATGCTTCCTTTTTCGCGAGTTCGTATTCCTCGTAAGTATTTTTAATATACTGCCCGAGATTTTCTTCATACTTTTCTTTCCCGAGCAAACCGACATCAACCGCCTGTTTTCCCAAGTCGTCTATCTTATTCCACGCACCTTCAACTTTTGTGAAGTCATCAGGCGAGAGTCGTCCGCGCAATTCGTCCAAAGGAACGCGAGCGATACGCCCTGTTTCATCTCTTGTTAGTATCTTTCCTGCCGTACCGTCTGAAAGTTCTGTAAGTCCGTGTACCAATACGTCTAACCCTTGTAAAGCGACGTTGATATTTTTCACTGATTTATCGTGTATTTCGCTCCAGCGAGGGTCAACTCCAAAATGGTACGCAAACTTATCGGCAAAGTATTTTCCTGCTTTCATTCCTCCTTCAAGTTGAATAACCTGCTTTGCCTTTCCCCCTGTCTCAATGGTCTTTTCTACCATTTTTCCAATACTCGCTTTTTTAATCGCTTGTACCACCTTAATCGCGCTCGGTATCTTCTTAAACAAAGTCCACGGAGCAATATAAGTAAGCGGGTCAACGGCAATATCCAAAGCGATACCAACAATCACACCGCTTAAACCGATAGAGCCGAGCGCGTCTTGGTCGCTAAAACTCTGCCGTGTTTTTACGCCCTCCGAGAAACTCTTGCCTTTGAGCATACCAACTACACCATAATCAAGCACATTCACACCGTCTATGACATCCGAAATAAAACCGCCAGAAAAAGCTCCTTTTGGCTTTTCTCCCTCGTATAAAGCATTTATACGAGCAACATCTTTTTCAAGACCCGCGCTTACTCCAAGCGAAGAAAGTCCCTCTGAAGTATTAAGCGGGTTCTTTTTTCGTATTGGCGCGGGAGGAACAATTTTACCTAATGGTTGCTGTAATCTCTGCTCCATTTGTTTGGGTGAAAGAGCCATTATTCTTGAAAGAGATTATTGAAAAAAGAAAACGGTTCAGGTGGTTTGTAACCCTCAAACGCTTCAGAAATTGTTGGTACTTTCTCTTTGTCTTGAATTGGCTCTGTCTTTTTCTTTGTAAATAAATCCTTTATAAAACCGAACAATCCTCCCGCTTTTTGCGTTTCTTCAGGAGTTGTTGTGGCGGAAGGCGAAAGTGTACTTGCTAGATACCTTAATCCTCCAATATCATCCTCGCTGAAAGTCATTGCTTGTACGCCAAGATCATTAAGTGTAAGCTGTACCGATTGTTCTGGTGAAGCCCCAGCATCAATGTGTCCCTGTAAAGCAGGCCGATACCCTTCCATACGCAAAGAATGTATATAATAATCCGTTACTTTCCCGCTTCCCCCCAGCACTGTTCTACTACTCGGAATAATCGCCCCACTTGCATCTTTTTTATACTGCACCGTCTGCCCGTTCTCATCCGTGATGTAATAATCCGCAGTCAGTTTCTCCGCCAACGGTTTCTCCGCCAACCCTTTCTCCGCCAACCGTGCGTTCGCCTCATCGCCCGTTTGAGCGGAGATGATGTAATTGTAAGCGTCTTTATCCGCGCCGTTTTTCAATGCCAAATCCGCCGCGTTCTGTATACGCTTCAAATCGTTTTTCTGCTCGTTAATCGCGAGTTCAAGGAGTTTGCGCTGGTCTGCCCGATTTTCCCGCGTAAGCTCACGTTCGGTCTCGGCCTTCTCCCTGAAAATTGCCAATTCAGTCGCGCGCAAATCACGAAGCAAATCTTTATTCGTTTCAATCTCGTATTTTGCAAACTCCAGCTTCGCCGCCCTATCCTGAAGCATCGCGTCCGAAAACAAACCGACAAACCGCAAACTCTGATTTATATTCTCTTGCGCTATTCCTTTCTGTTCCATAAGAGAGCGCAATACTTCAAGCGGTTTTTGCGTTTCTTTTAATACAAGACGGTTATACTGCGCCTCCGAAATGCCGACATCTTGCAAAGTAAGTTTGATACTTTCGGGGATTTTACGAAGAAGATTTTGTTGGTCTAAAATAAGCTGATTATATTGTTTAACTAATCCTTGTTCTTCGGTTACGCCAAACTTCGTAAACAAGTCGCTTAAAATCTGTGTCGCACCTCCCGTAGAAAGTCCCGCTTTAAGATTCTCAAGCTGGGTATTTATTTTATTTTCCAACGCCGTAATCTGCACACTGGAACCGAGAGCTTCGGGGGAAACTATGGATGACGGAGTTTGCGTGCTTTGCACAATTTGTCCCGTCCGCAAATCCACAATGCCTTTCGGCGTTCTGCCAAAAGTCGTACCACCCGCCGAGAGACCCGATACCACATCCTGAAACTCTTTCTGCTGTGCATTGTTCAATCCTTCAAGCGTTCCGCCTGAAAGCGTGAGATTCGCTTTTGGAACGAGCGTAGTGCTTTTAACCGCCTTGCCAAGCGATGAAAGATTGGTAAGCGGCTGAATCGCGCCTTGTCTGCCAAAATAACCCTGTACATCAGCGATATTAAAATCCTGTTGCGGGATAGCGTTGTAATCTATTCCCTCCGCTTTAAGTACCTGCTGACCGAGAGCTTGCCGCTCTACGGGAGTAAGATGACTGTAGGTAGGTTTCTCCGTTGTCGGCGTGAAAAGTTGCTGTCCGAGCACCTCCAGGTCAGTGCCGAACAACTGGTTGCCTTCACGAAAGAAAATCGCGCCTGTTGGAGCATAAGCAGGACGAAATGCCTCACCCGCGCTTGGTATGCGAATGGTATAACTATTGTTTGTGCCTTCATTCTGACCGACAAGTTCTGCCATTTATATAGTTAATTAACCTATGCTAAAATGTGCCGCTTCTCCTGTTGTTTCACGATCCGCCGCCAACCACGCCTCTCGCAAATCTCTTTCCCAAATCTTGTACTGTTGTTCTGCTTCATCAAAGAGTTCAAGCCGCAGATACGCCTTATGAGCCGCATAGTGAAGCATCGCTTGGTCTGCTTCATCGGGAAGAAGGGTCGTGTCGCCTGCAGCAGAAAGAAGCGTAATTCTGCGATAGTAATGCAAATCAATAATATCGTCTTGACGATAAAGGATATCGGAAGCCGATTTTGCCGCATCCAATCGCGCCGTTATCGTAGTAGCCGAACTGCTGACAGAAGATACCATTGTAAATTCATCCGTTCCCGAAACAGAATCTATCCATATTTCGTCATGCTGTGAAAGTCCGCTGACGGTATCAAGTTCTATGGTTACGGCATTTCCCGCACTTTCAGCATTTGAGAGTGTATAAGCCGTGGAAGCGGCAGAAGGAATGTTGTACAAAATAATATCATTCTGCTGTTGGTCTATGAAGAATCCGAAATTGGTACGCTTCAAAAACTCCAATTCAACGGAACGAAGAGTTGTGTTATCCAATTTAATCGTTCGCGCTTTCCTGAAATCGGACGGAAGCGAATAGCGGTCAAGATTGGCGACTTTAACAATGCCTCTGCGATAGAGAAGCGTAGGCCAATCGTATTTATACGCTGTTTTCTTGTATCCCTCGTTAATGTCATTCAATTCGTTTGAGGAATCAATGTAACTGTCTCCGCTGTTTATGGAAAGCATCGCCTCCAAATCATCGCGGAGTTCCGACAAAAGGCGTAAGCCCAAGGGAGATGCCATGTTATTCGCGTGAACCAATAATAATAATCCGACTACCGCTTGGATATGNCGCCGCTCCCGAACTTGTAAGCGACACCGAAGAAATAAATGCGNCGGAATTCACCCAAGACGCGAACAGTTCGTATGAACTGATAGCCGTTCCCGCCGAAGTGATGCGATTGACCGTATGAATGAATGCGGGCTTTACGAGCGTTGAAAGATTGTTTGCGATTTCAATGATTGAAAAGAAGCCGAGAGCCGAGTTCGCGCCGTTTCGCAAATCAATTTGTCCCTGCGATACGCCTGTCGTTGTCGTGTAATTGTTTCCGCTGTCCGCATTGAATCTTAAATAATCGTCCGAACTTCCGCTTTTTGCGCTGCACGATATAAGAATCCGCAGAAACCGCTTTGGCGGAATATTTATCGAGAATGTCGTCTGTGCCGAAGCCAATATATTCTTTCCTATTTCCTGCATATCCAAAGAACGCAAACGCTCACTATCAAGCCCCGTATGTTGATGCTGGCGGAGATTTTGTTCAAGTCGTGCTATGCGGTTTTCCAATGAATCAGGCATAATTATACGGGCAAATTCTTAAAATCTATAATTAAATTTTCCAATCGGGGAGAAGTTTCACTACCGCGAAACTCTATAAGAAATTGAATCCACTCACTTCGTATCGTAGAAATAAACCGCGCGTTTTGCAGTTGCACATTCGCAATCGTCCCCAAATCTATGAACCGCAAATAACGCACCCGCGAGGTGGAGGTAGAAGCATACAGACTGCGGTCAATCGTAACCGTGCCGCCCGAATACGCCGTGATTCTCGCGATTGCCCCCGCGTTTTCTCCCGCTATCACTTCAACGAAATCCCCTGCCGCTATATCCCCGTTTGCCGCCGTGAATGTTGAAGATGAAAGCCAAGTAACTGTCTCATAAGCGGGAAGCTCATTAGAATCTATCGCTCGCATCGCAATCCGTAAACGGTCATCGGCATTGTCCATTCTGCGAAGAATCGGGAAAATGAAACGCCAATACGCGCGAACATTCTGCGCCTTAATCTTTGAAGTAATAAAATATCCCTGATTAGATGTTCCTTCCTCATCGGAAGAGAAAATACCGTAACGAGTAGTCCCTGAATATGCCGTATAAACCTGCGCTCCCGCCAGATACAATCCTTGCCCCACGGTTGTCTGTTTCAACGCCCCAACCTCCGCGAGTTCATACTGAGCGTAATCGCGCGTGGTTGTGTTCCGAACCGAACCAGTGTTATACAAATTGTAGTTAGTAAGGTCAAAGTTCCAAAAACCTGTTGAAAGACGAAAATTTGAAATTACGCCAAAATTAACAAGCATCTTTACTGCATTCTCTGATACCGACACGCCGTTCGGGTGAATCGCCGTGATGCTTTGTTGCGCTTCTACGGTAGGAAATTGCTGTTTTGTTTCAAATCCGCTTCCGTTAAACCGCTTAATAACTCCTTTTTTCGTTACGATGTATACGCTATCAGCAACCCAGCCGCACAATACTTCCGTGTCTCCAATAGGATAACGAGTAAGATAGGTATCGGAGTTTGCGCCTTCTTGAATAACATACACGAACGCTTCGCCGCCTCCTATCTGCGCTCCTCCGACAAAAGAGAGTTCTTGAAACGGAAGTATGAACTCTGCTCTAAATCCAACGGGAAGCGTCTGCGGAGTCTTGACAAGAGTGCCATCCCAAATCTGAATCAACCTACCATCAGTTATCTGCAAAGCTCCCGCTTGAATGGCGAATCGGTGCGGGTTAGCGGTAAGAGCCGCCTGTCCAAGCGTTCCCTGCCACCAACTCGTAGTCCAAGTTCCAGCTGAAAGACGAGAGAGGTCTGTTGAAGCCGGCGCGATTAAAGCTCCCGCGAAATCAATCAAATCATACAAAGGAGCAGAAGGAGTGGATGCAATCGCATCTTCCGCCCACCCCGTTTCGGGATTTATTCCGCTTGTCTTAAAAAGCCGTCCCGCGTTCGCCCACCATCTGTCCGTATTGTCCGCAGAAGAGCGCACGAAAGCGACAGGAGTTGTAAGATTGCCGAATCCCCCCTCTGAACTATCAACGATGTCGGAATACGAGTCCGCCAATCCCACTTTCCCTTTGTTTCGTTCCAAATCTAATCCTCGTCCACTAAAAATCTCCCCCGAAGATTCGCCCGGAAATACGCCGCGAAAAATTCCTTTTTGAGGGATAGTCAAGCGAGACATATCATTGATTAAGACAATAAGCAGTGGTAGTTAAAGTTGCCGTAACACTATCAATAGTATCCAGTGTCGTTGTCCACGCATCGCCTGCTGTGGAATATGTCGTCCGATTGAAATTATCTACGTTGAAAGAACCCGCGATGTCATTTGGATTATAGCCGCCTGAAATTGCAATATCGCCACTCAAACAAATCGCAGTCGCGGTTACTTTTTCATTAACGCCATTCACACTCGATTGCCCCGCTGAAGTGGTCGCATAAATAGGCAAAGTCGCTGTATTGGAAACAATAAGCGCGGAAGTTGATGCCGTCCCCGAAACAGTTGTTGCGGTGGAAGAAGCATACGGAAAGGTACTGATTGATGAAGTGGTGGCGGTGAAATATGCTCCGACAATCTGCCCGACCACCGAGAGGGGCGCATANGGAGAAGTGGTGGAAACNCCCAATTTACCTCCGCTTAAGACAAAGCCGTCCGTATCAGTCAGTCCCGTCGCCCCGCTATTGGTATGCGGGATTCTATTGGCGGTAAAACTTGNCGGGTCGGTATCGCTTAATCCAAGATAGGTCGTGGCGCTTGAAACCCAAGAAAGTGTCCCGCTTCCGTTTGTTTGAAGAATTTGCGCNGTGCTACCGTCTGTTTGAGGCCACGAGTATTGCACACCTCCTGAAAAACGGGTTGTGGACGCTATCANCGTTGAGGTGGCCTGCAAAACGCCAGTCGTTGTCGTCCCGCTCACCATTAAATTGCCTTGCACGCTTAAAGTCGCGCGAGGAGTGGTTGAACCAATACCGAGCAATCCGCCTGATACGGTGAGCGTTGATGTACTATTGCTTCCGCCGATATTTAAATCGCCGCCTGAAAGCGAAATATCGCCGCTTACAGAGATGTTACCGCCGACTACAGAGAGTTTATCGGCGGGATTCGCCGTTCCTATGCCGACAGAATCCCCCGCCGTGTTGAGACGCACGATAGAACCGTCATCAGTCCACCCTGCAGTTGATGTACCTTCTACTGTTGAGGAAGGCGGCGCGAGATATCCAAGACGAATATCTCTTTCTAAATAAGAAAGTAGAGTCCGATTTTGTTTCGCGGTGCCTTTATAGACATCGCTATAACCCGCGCCCTCGTAGATAAGAGCGCGTTCGCTGATTGAAGGCAAATGTCCTCCAAAAAACTCCCAAAGAGTATCTACGGCAAGAGCAAAAGAGAAGGTAAGGAAACTACTCACTAATGCCGATATGAATATTGTTTTTTTCATATCTCATAGCAGTTATCTAGTGAATATTTCCTTTGTAATTCCTTGAATCCACACCGCCCCGTTAGTTGAAGAAGCCACTGTGCCTGTTGTTACATTATTCATATAAAGAACAACGCGGGTATAATCGGTTGAAACGCGAGGGATATTCATATGGATAGGGACAAAAGCTGTAGTTGTGCCTGTTCCACTGAATCCGAGGTCTCTACCCATACTTCCTACAACAACCGTAAGAGATGTCGTTGATGCGGCTTTGAAAGAAAATTGGCCGGGGATTTGTGCGACTTCATAGGTAGTGGAAGCCATATCCACAAACGGCGAAACATCCAAGAACCAATCTTTGTTGTTCAAAGAGCGTTCTATGTGCCCGCGAAGAGTGCTTACTGTGGAAGAAGCGGCAAAAATCAAATTAACTGAAAAAGCGTCAATTTTGCTTGTGTTACATTCAATCGTTGTCGTTCCTGTGCCGCCAGTCATAAAGGAGAGCGAGGTCGTGGCAACCTTGCCGTCAATAAAACAGCCCGTGCCGGGGAATTGTCCCGCAAATACTTCTCTTATTTTGACTGAAGTCAAAGATAAGCCGATTACTACGCCTAGAATAAAAATAGCGCAGAAGAGGAATGTTTTAATCTTCAATATCATTTTTGTTGCTGATGTCTTCATCTTGTCCCAATCCTTCAGGGAATCGTAATTGTTCAGGGATAGGAAGCGCGTTAATGGCATCCGATATCTCCGAAGCGTCAATGGATTCGTCTGCGAGCCACTCGGTAATTTTATCGTTATCAATTCCGCGCAACTTTGCGAGAGGAATAAGACGCTTGCGGGGAATTATCGCGTGATTGACTTGAAATCGTTTTACCTCCGCCAGCTTTTTTCCTTCTTCAAGCCAATCCCTCTTTGTTCCTCCTCCTAAAGGCGGTATTCCATTTCCGTTTGGATTGCCGAATCTATCCGCTTTCGGCATATTTATCGGCGATGGAGGATAGACAACAGAGAGCAAATATTCTCCCGCCTTATCCCAAATCCACGATGTTCCTCTTGGAATGCTAAACGAGTATCCTTCAAAAGAACGAAATAAGATATTTTTATCAGCGATATTTTTAACAAACATATTTTAAGCGGTGATTTAAGTTGCCCGCTGACAACTCCACTAATAAATTATTTTACGACCACGAGATACTTATATTCTTTTTTGAGTTCCCTTGCGGCCGTTTCGCTCACTTCAAGCGGAGTATTCGCCTTGAGATTGATTACCTCGCCGCTTTTAAGTGTAAAAGTGCGGTCTGCAGTATCCATTAACTTTACTGTTTTTCCTGCCATAATTAGATGATTATTTTGATTGTTAATAACGACCTTTATAGTATACCACTATGGAGTAGTAGGCATAACAGGTTAAGTCAAACCTACTACTCCATAGACCCGTTATTTTAATTGACCTATGGTTCTCGACTTCCCCATTCATAAGATGAGAAAGTGAGTTGAGATATTACTGATACAACTGATGACAGTCTATCCCGAAATCAAAGTCCCACCTGCTGAAATAAGTTGATGACGCTTCCGTATTCGTAATGTCAGCAAAGGTAGCGACAATTGACTCACCGCCTTGTAAAACGAACTTTTGGCCAACTGTTGAAAGCGAAAACAACAGACTTCCGCTCGTTGTTGTCGCAACCGTAGTGGAACTCAAGAGATTTGTCCTTGCCGAAGTCGCGCTTGTTGAAGTTCCAATACTCACTTGCAGTGAAGGAGCGAAATTATTCGCCTTCGCATTTAGAGAACCAGAATTGTTAAAGCATACCTCTGGGCCGAACCTATTGGTATAAATCGCCACAGCCGTTCCTGTCGCGGTGACCGAAAACCGGCCGCCCGCGACTGTCCCGTCATAGGACGATTTTATCGTAGTGGTCGCCGCCAGTGTACTTGATGCGGTGGCAAAAAGATTCTCCGCTTCAAGCGTGTCCACATTCGTCGTACCGCTTAATTGGGGGACAAGGACTTCCTTGACGGTAATTTCTTTCCCTGCTTTGGATATCGCAACACCAAGCGCAAGCACCGCTATCAGTGTTGCAATGACTCCAAAATACTTTAATTTTGAATCCATTTTCTTTGGTGTTAATTGCTAATGATGCTGCGGCTATCCTGAATACGAGCTGTTGTCCCCTAAACTTCCCCATGTGCCCCGATAATCATAACTGCACACTCCAAGGTCTATCGTCAAGTCAAAGAGACGAGACTTCGTATCCTTATCTTTGAGAAAGTCCAGTTCAGGCGCGCCGTTTCCGACAACGACCGCAAGTTTTGCCCAGCCTTCCGCAACCAAGAACCATTGAGTATTGCTTCCGACACTTGCTCCCGATACCCCTGAAGAAAGAAGAGTGGATGACATCACTTTCACAGCCCCACCGCCATAAATGTTAGTATCGTTATTCGCCGTTCCCGAACGAAGATTTGAACCAGTGATTATCTGCGCCGTCTTATCAAGGTCAATCGGCACGACAAGCCAGAGTTGTCCCGCGCCAGTCATCCGCTCGCCGTTATCCTGCAACTGCTTGTAAAGCGCAATGCGGGCAGTTTCAAGATTGGTCTCCGTAAGCGGAATTGAAGTCGGTGAAGTATTGCTCTGTGCCGTTCCACCGTCCGCCCTAGGGTGTGAAGCCGAAAAAGGCGGAGCCGCATCGCCGTACTGCACAACTTTCACTCCCGCCGTTATGCCGCTACCATCCGTAAATCCCCGATTGAAGATTTGCGCCGCCGCGTGAGCAAGCGTAGAGCGAAACGCAACCATAAGGTCGTTGCTCTCGCTGAATGTTCCTTCAAACGAACGATAGATGAATGTTTGACGAGTAATTGTAAGCCGAGTGCTATACGGTTCAAGCGCAACATCGGTATTGTACAGCTTGTACCGATTTCCGTCTGGAATTACCGACCCGTCCGAGTGGCGAGTGAGCCGCCCCGTTCCAGTTTTACCCGAAAAATGGGACACTTGGTCGCCCGAACGAATCGTCTTAACTACTGGAGAGAAACCACTGACATCGGTGAAGTCGCCTTGATTGAAGAACTCAAGAAACGGCGCACCAACACCTTTGATAACTGCTCCCCATGTTGAGATTGTTTCCGTAGCCATAAATGATAGAAACTAAAGTTAATAATTAGGAAGCAGTTTGCTGAAAAGTAAAATCAATAATTTCAATTCGTTTTCTTGAGTTACAGGACTGACAAAGTGGTTGGATATTTCTTATATAATCACTACCACCTCGTAAGATTGGAATAATATGGTCTCTTGTGAGTTTTATTTCAGGCTCACTTTGTTTGCAACAAAGACACATATAACGATACTTCATTTTCAATGCTTCCCATTCAATCCAAGTATGGAAACCTCCATTACCCGCCTGTGTCGCTCTCCTTTTTGAACTTGAAGCATTATGTCTTCCTCTCCTAGTTTCCTTCCCTCCTTTCCAATTATGATTTTTTTCTCCAACAACTGCTTGACTTATTTGAAGACATTTTTTCCCTTTATTCCATGCTACTTGAACACCTTTCAAATCTTTATTCCACGCAAAAGTTCCTTTTTTCCATTGATTACCAATCATATCAGGCCGTTTTTTGCCAAGATGAGATAATCTCATTCTTTCTTTCGTTACTTCAGAATGTTTGTGTCCAAGCATTGACATAAAGAATACATTATGTCCTACGAAGCAGTTTGCTGACCTCTTACAAAACCTTCGACCAAGACTACCAAACCTCGCGTGGTATCCGCAGGGTCGGGGCCAAGACATGCCCAACCAAGATGCGCTGAAACCGTCGCGCTAATCGTTGATTCGGTAAGCTGTCCTGCACTTGTTCCCGTACCTCCTTCAATCTGCCGCCCATATCCGAATGCCGCAGTGGTATGAATTGCCGCAGAAAGTGGAGCAGACCATACCGCAAATGGAGTAATATCCACGAGCGCGTATATCTGTGCCACTGTCTCATTATCTGCCGCTACCGTAACTGTCCCCGTCGTTCCCGCATCAGGGTCTACTACTGCGCCATTTGCGCGTCCGAATCCAACGCAAACACCAAGGATTTTATCCCCTGCGGCGTTATATCTGCGTACCACGATACCGTTTCCCGAACTTTCTGTCGTAACTGAAAGCACATCTCCGACTGCTACTACAGCGGAATTATCAATAATGGTGCTCTTGAATATATGACCAGCTCGGTCAGGGCCTCCAATGATTATGGTGGGCGTAGAAAGAGGCGATGAAGCTCTGATAAAAGCCATAAATAATAAATACTAAATTGATAAAATTATTCTCCTATGTTACGCATCTGCCGTTCAATCCAATCTTTATGATTTTCCAGTATTTTTGCGTAATCTTCCTCTGATTTGACTCTCCCTTGCTTGATAAGCCCCTGTGCGATTTTCTTTTCATCGTCTGAAAGTTCATCCTTGCTTTTGCCTGTTCGTACGGAAAACCCGCCTCCGCGAAACTCTCCGCCGCGATTCAACGCTTCATCCGCAATCCGCTTCGCTTCCTTCTCCGCCGCTTCGGGGTGTGCCGCTAGGAATCCGCGCCGTATCGCCTGTTTAGGCGAAAACCCCTGTTCCATAAGAGTATCCGCAAGCGGTCTGATATTGTCCCACGACTTCTCAAAATCGGGATATTCACTAATCATATCGGCAACCGCGTCCCGCAACTGTGAACGCTTTTCCGCCTTGCGTTCACTTTCAAGCCGTTCAATGCGACTCTCAACATCCCCGCCGTCTTTCTCTTTCAAGAACTTTTTGACGGTTTCGGGGTCTTTAAGCACCGCATCCAACAGTTCGGCATGCGTCTCGTAAATCTTGGCTTTTTCATTACGGTCATCGTATGCCTCTTTCTTGACGACAATCTTCTTATTCTTGTCGGTTCCATCAAGGAGCTTATCCGCTTTCGCCTTTTTTTCCTCCTCTTCTTCTTTTAAGTCGGCTTCCGACTTTTGAGAGTTGAGCTCTTCCTCTTCTCGTTTTTTAAGCTCTGCGGCTTCCCGTTCCGCCTTTTCTTCTTCCGTTTCCATATTCTAAGCCGATTTTATGAGTACGGCTACCTCAAAAAATTGATAATAAAAACGCCAAACGAACTGCTCGTCTGGCTTTTTCTTTCGTCTATTCAGTTGTTAAGGACAACTATAAAAGACAAGTATTCATTTTGTCAACTATCCCTACTGTTGATAACTCACGCTAGGGGAATGGCAAGCGAACCAGACGAGGGATTCACTTGCCCGCGCGCCCCCTATCGGGAACTATCTTGGCATTCCTTACAGAATTGCCCACGNCGAAGTATCTGACCGATAGAGGCATAAATCCTATTCGTACATATCGCATTTAGACATTTGCGAGATATGCGTCCCCTTGGCGGCTTCACTTCGCCAGTCTTGAAATCTATCCTTGACCTTCTTTCGTGAGTCACTGCCATTATAGTTTTGTTTTTAGAAAATTAGCAAACGATTTTCGCGCCTCCAATTCTTTTTTCTCTTTTGCAATCTGCGTATCAA